TGCAGGAATTGCTTGGCTCGGAACCGGTGCGCTTCTGGCCGTTCTCGTATGCGCCGCAGAACGAAAAGCGACCGTATGCATTGCACCAGCTGGTCTACGGCACGCCGGAAAACACGCTCGCCTGCGTACCGGACATCGACCAGTTCGGCGTACAGGTCGATGCGTATGCACGCACCGTCACCGAGGCGCGCTCTGTCGCTGAGGCACTGCGCGATGCGTTGGAAAACGTCTGCCATCTGGTCGCCTACAACGGCGAAGGATGGGAGATCGACACGGGCCTGTATCGAGTCGGCCTGACGTTCGAATACTGGACCAAACGCCCCTGATTTTTTCAACCCGCCGTGAGGCGGCTTTTTCCCTCTGATGGAGAATCGCCATGTCCGTGAGGACCCAAGGCACGCAGCTGTATGCCATCGACCCTGCGGATGGCTCAGTGATCACGATTGGTTGCCCGACGACGATTGAAGGTATCGATGCGTCGGTAGAGCAGGTGGAAGTCACATGCCTCGACTCGCTCGCGCGTGAGTATGTCGCAGGCATGCCGACACCGGGATCGGCGTCGTTCGGCATCAACTACGATCCGGCCGATCAGTCGCACCTCGACATCGAAGCACTTTACCTGGCCGGCACCTCGACCAAGTTCGCCATCGGCTGGTCGGATGGGACCGGCATCCCGCCGACGACCGCGCTCGACACCGACGGCGACTGGGATTTCGTGCTGCCGACCACGCGCACCTGGACGACCTTCGAAGGCTTCATCAATTCCTTCCCGCTGTCGTTCGCGCTCAATTCAGTAGTTCAGTCGACCGTCGGCATCCAGGTGTCTGGCGCCCGCGAGACGACCCCGAAGGTCAGTTAATCGGCGAGTAAATCCCTACGACGGGCGTCTGCGGGCCTTCGCCGAGGATTCCCGGCCCGTCACTTAATGCACGGCGAGGCATTGCATGGACTTGAATCAACTGCGCGCGATGGGCGCGTTCGTATCTTCTAAGCCGGTGAAGAAGACTCTCGAGGTCGATGCACCGGTGATGAAACCCGAGAGTGAATGGGCTGATCCGGAAGTACCGGAAGCGACAGGCGAGTATGAGCCTGCGACGATCGACGTGTATTTCAAGCGGATCAGTTCAGCGGACCAGCTTGCGTTCGCACGCGCAAAGCAGGAAGACCACAGTCACTTGATCATCTACACCGTGGTCGTTCATCCAGATGGCCAACAGATGTTTGAATCACTTGAGCAAGTGAAAACACTGGCAAGCTGGATCATGTTCCCGCTGATCATGGCGGTCGAGGAGTTCAGCCCAAAAAAATAGAACTGAGTGTCGAAGATGAGTTCTGGATCGAACTCGCTTTGGCACTCGGCGGCCGCACCCCGGAAGAATGGCAACACGCCATTGATATCGAATGGCGCGAAAAGATCATCCGCTATCGCGATAAGTTCGGGCCATTCAATCGAAACTACCGAATGGACCTGGCAGTCGCGCGTGCGCTGACCCCATTCTGCAAGGGCCTGAAGCCCTCCGACTTCATGCTGTGGCCGATTGAGGAACCGGAGCCGGAAGCGAATATCGAGCACATCATCGAACGGATCGGCCGGCAAAACGACATCATCGCAATGCGCAAGGGGAAGTAGGTGGCGGCAACAAAATCCCTCGGTCGGCTGGTCATCGACCTGCTGCTTCGGACCGCAGGCTTCGAGCAGGGAGCAACGAAAGCCTCGAAGCAGATGGAGGGCTTACGCCGGCAGGGTGACGACCTGGCGAAGTCGCTGACCCACCTGGCGGCACAGTGGCTTTCCTTCGGTGCGGTGGTCGCCTCGGTCGCCAAGGGAATGCGGCTTGGCGAAGAACTGGCGGAGACGTCCGAACAGCTCGGGATCACGACCGAAGCCTTAAGCGCGATGCGCCATGCTGCACGCCTGACCGGCGTCGAATCCGCGCAACTCGAGACCAGCCTCACCAAGATGTCCCGCGGTATCGCGGAGGCCGCGACGGGATCGGGGGCCGCGGCTGACGCGCTGGAAAAACTCGGCCTGTCGGCAGCCGAATTGAACCGGCTGTCTCCGGACGAGCAGTTCCGCCGCATCGCAGCCGAGCTCGACAAGATCTCGTTGGCGGGGGATCGGTCTGCCATCGCTTTCGACATTTTCGGCCGCAACCAGGGCATCCTGCGCACCCTCAACCTCGGCGCGGAAGGCCTCGCCAAAGCGGCCGAGGAAGCCGAGCGATTCGGCCTGGCGATCACTGGCATCGAAGCTAAGCAGATCGACGAGGCGGGCGATGCCATCGACCGCATGAAGTCGGCGAGTGAAGGCCTGTCGCTGACGCTGGCATCGAACTTCGCGCCCGCCATTGAAGCTGCCGCCAACAACCTCACAGACCTGCTGGTCGGAATCCGCAACTTCATTGATGCGACCAGCTTCCTGGATGAGATGGCGTTCGGCTTCGAGACGCCGATCGAGACCTTGTCCAAGAGCGAGATCGGTCCGCGCATCGAACTCATATCCGACCAACTCAGGATCTGGAACGCCGAGCTCGAGAAGCTCAAGGAAGGCGGCCGAGCCGTCGATCTGTTCGGGACTGCCACGGCACACGCCGAGGAAAAGGTCGCGAGTCTCACGGCCAGGCTCGCGGCATTGGAAGGCCGGCGGACGCAACTGGAAAGTGACACCGGCCCAGTCAGCCGTCGCGACCCGGCGGATGCCTTGCGTTCACTGCAGGAAACGGATCGCGAGCTGACGCGCATCCTTGAGAAGCAGTTCGATGCGGCGAACCAGCAGCAGAAAGGCATCGACGCCGCACTGGAAGGCATCTTCACCCGCGAGCAGGCAGAGATCGCGGCGGCACTGGAACGGGAGAAGCTGCGCGAGCAGGAACTGCAGAGCGTCGTGGACTTCTTCAAGACGCGCGAGCAGATCGAGATCGAAGCGTTTGCACGTCGTGCAGAAATCATCCGCAAGAGCACCGAAGAAGGCAGCATCGAACAGGAGGCCTTGCTCGATGCTAACGCGCGGGCGCGTGCCGATCGCATCGTAGAGCTGGAAGAAGAAACACAGGCGCGGATCAACCAGGCGGTGCTGGATGGCAGCGCCACCCGGGCGCAAATCGAAAAGGCATCCGGTAACCTGCGCGCGCGCGCGGTGTTCGCGCAGCTGGACATGATGACGCAAGGCATTGCGACGCACAGCAAAGCCGCCTTCGCGATCAACAAGGCGGCAGCGATCGCCGGCGCAATACTGAAAGCCAAAGAGTCGGTAGTCGATGCCTACGAGTTCGGCACCAAGTACGGCGGTCCTGCTCTCGGTGCCGTGATGGCAGCAATCGCTGCGGCCGCCACCGCGGCCCAGGTAAATGCGATTCGCTCGACGTCATTCGGCTCCGGCTCGACGCCGTCGGCCGTCGGTACGACTCCCACCCTGAACGGCCAGCCGATACCGGATCGCGGGCCGGGTACGGATACGGCAAGGCCCGCGTCGCCGCCGATCATCGAGATCGTCGTCCACGGCTCGATCCTCACCGACGATGCCCTGAAGTCGAAGCTCTCCGAACTGTTTGACTCCGACAACGTCATGATCGGCTCCAACACCCGGCAGTCGGCGGTCATCCGGAGCGGCAACCAATGATCGTCACCTACATCGCCACCCGCTCGCTGATCCCCGGTCACACGCTCGGCACGCCGTACTCGCTGGAGGTCTGTCTGGTCTCGGCTGATCCCACCATCGAAGGCCGGCGCGTCGACCAGGTGGCTTTGTCGGGGCGGCGCGAATCTCTGTTCTGGCACAAGCGGGATGGCTTCGCCGTCACCATCGGGCATTTCTCCGAAGTCAGTGCCGAGAACGAGGCGGTCCTCGAGTTCCTGGACTCGACCATGGGCGGCGAGAGCTTCACGTTCGACATGTGGGGTGTGACAGGCGACCCGGACGATCCGCGTACCGTGCGCACCACTGAACTCTACTCCGCAACCCGGGCGGTGCAGCAACCCGGTGCCGGCACCGACCTCATCACCTACTCCTTCAATCTCGAGTTCCCGGTCGATGCGAGTTGACACGCCGGAGTTTGAGGCGCTCAACCTTGCTCCCGCCAAACAGATCCGGCTGGTCGTCCGCATCATCTTCGATGTAGAAAGCCTGTACATCACCAGCGACGCCGACATGGTGAACGTTCCCGGCTCGCCATTGCTCGGCCATCTCCTGGCGGTCTCGGCGGTGAGCCAGGAGATCCATCCGGACGAGGGTCGCGCCACCATCGGCAGCCTGTCGTTCTCGGTCGTGGATCTCGGCAGCGACATGAACGAAGACCTGCGCCACCAGCTGCAGACCAACATGCAGGACCTGCGCGGGCGCACCGTGCAGCTTCGTTTCTGGTACACCAACGACTACAACGACACCGTGCCCCTGCTGACGCAGGTAGTTACAGCCTGCGAATACCAGGACGGCGTGTACTCCGTGAATTGCGCCGACATTCAACGGATCACGAAAAAGCAGATCTTCGATCCGAAGGTGACGTACCTGCGGCTGTCGGTGGACGCCGATGACACGTCGATCCCGGTGCAATCCACGGCCGAGTTCCAGGCTGTGTTCCACGGGCGGAGTTATGGTGACGCACCGAACCAGACGGTCGGCTATATCCGCATCGAGGACGAGGTGATCCGCTGGACCACCAAGACGTCGATCGCCTTCAACGGTTGCACGCGCGGGGTATTCAACACGACGCCGGTGCCGCATGAAATCGAAGCGGGTGCGGCGACCGAACGGCAGCCGAAAGTCGAGGAGTTCATCTACCTCGAATTGCCTGGGCCGAAGATGGCGAAGGCGATTCTCACGGGCGAACTGGAAGGTGATTCGGCGAACCTGCCCGAGCATTGGAGTCTCGGTATTGATCCGGCGATGGTGTCGTAAATGGCGCAGGTTGAATTTGGTCAACTCGGGCAGCCAGGGGCGCCGTTCGGCCAGTTCTTTTTCGAAGCCGAACCACCGGGGCCGGCGACCGAGGACTCGTTCTCAAAGATCGGCCCGGACCTGTGGGACACGAACGACGATAACAACTCGGTCGTGCTCCGCTTCGCCGGCCTGACGAAGACCGACGGCAAGCGCTTCCTCGAGGAGCAGATCTACCAGCCGCTCGGGCTGTACTCGCCGATCCTGGCGGACGGCAGCATCGGGCTCAGGCGCATGAACCCGATCCTGGCTGATGCGCCCTATGTCGCGGTGCTGAATGCGGACAGCTTCACCCAGGTCGGGGCCCTGGAACACGACTATTCCGCGTTGATCAACCTGATCTCCATCGAGTGGAATTACGACTTTCTGTCCGAGGAGTTGACGCGCCGCAAGATCGTCATCGACCAGAACTCCATCGACGTCCACGGCGAGGGCGAAACCAAGAACCTGGAATGGCACGGGATGCATGGCTCGCGTCACACCGACGCCGCCATGCAGCAGCGCATCGATGCACTCCGGGATCGGTATGCGGCCCCGCCGCTGCGACTCACCGGGACGCTCCTGCACCGGTACAACATCCTGGAGGTCGGCGACGTTGTCCGGGTCGAGCTCGAGCACGTCCGGGACTACACGGGCGATGCCGGGCCGCTCGACAGGTCCTTCGAAGTTCAGCGGGTCGCCGTCAACCAGGTCACTGGCGATATCGTTGTTTCCCTGTTCGGCTCCTCGCAACGCGCCTCGGTAATCCCGCCAGGCTCGGGTCCGGCCCTGGACGACGCCTGGTACACCAGCCAGGGCGTCGCGCTCTCCACGGTCTGCACCATCGTCGGCAACGTGATCCAGCCTGGCACGTACAACCTCACCGGCCACGCGCAACTCAATCACAACAGCGCGATCTACTATCACAACGCCGACCTGACGCTGGCAGCGGGTGCGACGCTCACCGTCAACAACAATGTTCAGCTGCGCGTCCGTGGCTTCTTCACGATCAACGGCGATATCAATGGCGTGGGGCGCGGCCAGGCGGGCGGCGTCGACAACGGCGTACTCGCCGACCAGGGCGCAGGCCTGCCCGGCTTCGTCGGTTCGACCCGGGGCTGGGAAGGCCTGCAGCAGTACAGCGCCTTCTCGACACAATGGTTCAGGCGCACCATCGCGCGCACCGTCACCGGCCTCAATACCAGCTTCCCGTACATCGAACTGATCGCCGAGGACGGCTCACTGACAGGCATGCCGCTGGATCTTCGCGGTACGTCGGGGAGCCGCGGCGGGCGGATCACGACTCTGATCGGCGGTGAGTCGATCCTGGCGGAGGCGGGCGATGGCGGCGACAGCGGTGCCGGCCTCGCGATCATCTGCCGCGGTACCGCGACCGGGATCTCGGGAACCATCGACCTGTCGGGCGACGACAGCACGATGGGGCAGGGCGAGCTCATCAGCGGTATCACGTACTACGCGGGCTCTGGCGCACCTGGCGGCCCCGGCTCGCTATTCGTCGTGCTCGACGGCTCCGCGCCGAGCCTGCCGAGCATCGACTTCATCGGCGCCTACGGCGACATCCCGAACGCCGGCAATACGCCGAGCGGCGAGAACTCGACCACGGTGACCTGGACTGCGGGCTCGCCGCGGGCCGGTTTCAATACCTCGATCAGCGGCGACATCTCGCAGTCGGCATACCGCGTGCAACGCATCGCGGGCACCGATCCGGCCGAGGAAGACATCACCGTCCCGGTACCGACCGATTTCGCGGTCCAGACCAACGCCGCCGAAACGGCTCACATCCTGACCAACACCATCCCGCCGGCCAACACCGTCACGGAGTATTTCGCCTCCGCCACCAACGACCGGGGTGACGCCGAGCTGATCGGGTCGAGCGCCTCGGGGTACTTCGTGCACATCCCCGAGCCGAACACGACGACGTACTACTGGGCACGCAACCGCAACATCAACACGAACCAGATCAGCGGGTACACACCGGACAGCACAACCACGACCGTGATCGGTGAGGCGCTCGCGACGCCGGGCGGTGGTACGGACGGCCTGTCGATCGCGGAACTCAGTATCTTCCGGCGCTCCGATACCGCACCGGCCACGCCAACCGGGGGCTCGTACAATTTCACGACCCTGACGCTCACCCCGCCGTCGGGTGGCTGGACCTCCAATGTCCCGGCGGGAAGCACGCCGGTCTGGTGTTGCCGGACCGTCGCCGCCATCCAGGGAG